CAGGAAGACAATAAGATTTTCATAAAACACAGAAAAAAAGACATAGACGACTTGGAAAACGATGAAAGCGACTTCAAGAGGTCTATGCAAGCTTTTTTTGTTTTTTGGCAAAGAGAAGCCGTTGAAACCGTATTGTGCGGAGATGATGAATACAATTTCTACCCGCCAGAATAATAACCCACAGCCCCCGGCCACCATGCGCGGGGGCTACTGTTGCAGGTACACGTCTATCAACGCCTGCGCTTCGTCGAAGCCGTAAGCAACGCCCGTAAAGTATCCGCGCCGCTCCACTTGTGCTAAGAACCACTTTTGATTGTCGGACAATGTACCGCCCCGCGCTTTCATCTCCAAGTAGAAACCATGCCACTGCGCACGCGGCTCTGCGATAAACAGATCGGCCACGCCCGGTAGCATCCCTTCGGCTTTCAGCTTGTTCACCTGCCCGATACGCTGGCCCTGGTTACCATGCAGGTATCCACCGTTGGGGCAAGAGTGATATAGGACGTTGGGGTATTGCGCGTTTAGGTAGTCGCACACGGCGCGCTGCTCTAAATGTTCACTCATCCTTCCCCCGTTGCAGCGCCCGCCACGCTTTCAGCACCGCGACGGTGCGGGCCGTGGCTTCGGATGAGTTGACGCAAGAATCTACGGGGCCATCAAGCTTGTACACATTATGGACATCGCAAAAGGATTGACCATTCGCATAAATTCCTACTGTGAAATAGTGTTCCGGCCACGCCGCCAGGAACGCGCCGCCGAACCGGGCAGCGTCGTTCAGGTCGCGGGCTGGGTGGAAGTTCTCAGGGCGTAGAACAGCGCTACCACTGTCAAACCAGCATGGAGCATCGCGCAGATCGTCCAAGCGCCACCCCATCAGCCGCGCCGCTTCCGTCGCCAGTTCTGCCGGGGTCATCTGGTCGTAGTCGGGGGCGGTCATGGACGCACCACACTATCGCCCATCACGCACCATTCCACCCTTCCGATGAGATTGACAATATCGTTTGTGTCGGCTTGTACATCGCCCTCAATCTTATCGAAGCCACAAGTACCACCGAATAAACGAGTTATGCGCCAAATACCATCTTTATCATACGCCACTCGAACAACGGTTCCGTCGGAGAACGCAAGAACCTTCGATTGATCCCCCTGCAAGTAAACATTGAACTCTTCTGTTATGTCGCCTTCAATTTCGATTAGGTCATCGCTTGCGCCGTAAATCTTTATACCCATATCCTGCTCCTGTTCTGCGGCCACAGCCGCGAATGTTGCCGCCCCGCCGTACATCGGTGGTCTGTTCGTGGTATCTAAGCGCGCCTACACACGCACGGGGAAGCAATTCGTAAATACTGCGGATAATGGCTCAAAGGCCTGGTGACCCGTCATGTACCCGCAGCAGCGTACAGCGCCGATTACGGCGGGAACGCCTAGTTTTTACGGCCCTAATCGGGCCAATTGGGGCGCGTACCCCCTAACTTCATGACCCGCTCGACATCCCGACTCGCTTCGGATTCCGGCTGGGCGCGGTCTGTACTAAGTATGTCGCCAATATCCACCGTGCGCCCCAGCTTGCGGGTGAAGAAGTCGCACAGCAGCGCCAGGGCGTCGAAGTCTGCCCGGCCTATCTCATCATTCGCCCACCGGTACGCCACGCCCTGAGACATCCCGGCGCGTATCAGTTCCATCGGGCGACATCCGCTCTCTCGGAGCAATTCAGGTACCTTGTTTTTTATCTTTGTCATACTCTGATTATACCAAGACTTTACCAAAATGCAATGACGAGTTTTGAAATTAGTCCCTAAAAACACTTGACATTATTACCACAAGTGGTAAAATAAATACATCGAACGCAAACGAAACATTCAATCAGGAGAAATCAGATGAAAAATTTATCAGCGGTACTCCCAAATGGGACACGCGCCACCCGCAAGACAGATCGACCGTATACCCACATCTGCGCCATTCGCATCACAGACATCCCCACTGGCAAAGTGGGAACATGGTGGGCGCAGTGGAGCCAGACCGAAAGCGGCGCAGCGAAAATGGCGCGAAGCTGGCAGACCTGCCCCGCCGCGAAGGACGGGAAAATCACCGTCGAAACGCAGGTTATCCCGCTATGAAACTGAAATGCAATGATGGAAAAGTGAGAAGTTTTCTAGTTGTGCACGAAGGCGTTACAGGGTTCATGGAAGAGCCGGAATGCCTAGAGTGCGGCGCTAAATTCGAAATTCACGATCTGTACATCTTGAAGCCATTATTTCGAAAGCATGTATGTGAAGTAACACCCCCGCCGCCCGATGCGGCACCGTCGCCGGTACGGTTTACCGGCAGATACAGGAGCAGGGACATGACAAGTGCAGCGCAAGGCGTAAGTAATGCAGTAAAAGGTATTTTGGATCAAAACGACAAGATGAGAGACGAACTCGCCGCCCTCCGTGCCCAGAACGCGGCGCTTGTAGCTACGTTGCGCACGATACAGGATCAGGCGCACCGGGCCACAATGGTACAAGATCGTTCGGTGGGGATCATCAAGCAGGTGTGCGGTGTAATTGCCAGCTCAGCAAAAGACGCCCTAGCCGCCACGGAGCCGAAGCAATGACCGCCGCCGAACTGCTGCGCCAGCAGCCCTGGGAGTCGGATGAGAAATTCGCCGCCCGGCTGCAAACAGCACAGGCAACGATTGACCGCAACGAAGCGCGGCTGCAAGAGTCAAAGGCCCGCTACGCCCAACTTGACAACGAGATATTCGCCGCCTTGAAGAAGGCAGGGAGCCAGAAATGACTACACCTAGCATTATCAACATGAACCACACGACCGGACAAAGCGAACTCGAACAGCAAGCGGCCCCCTACTCGAAAGAGCGGCATATTGCTCAATTGGAACGCTCCATCGCCAGTAATGGAGAATGGATTGAATACTTCGGAAAGAGCAAAAACACGCTTGCCGCTGCACGACTGAACAAGTTCGTCGCACAACTCCAAGCCGAACTCGCATCCCTGACGGCCCCCGCTGAACTCCCCGACAGCTTCGAGACGCCGGGCAGCGACCCGGACGCAGACCCAGTCGGGTACATGCGGACAGGGTACTGAGATGGAAAATAACAAGTATTATTGGTTCCGCATCGAAGGGCACGGCGACTGGCGCATCGGGCACGCCTTTGAAGAAAACGGAATAATTCAAATTTACACAATCGGCCACGTAAAGCCGCTATCAGAAAACTATGAGATAACGGACTTTTACGAAGCCATTCCCCCGAAAATATAACAGCACAGCGGCGGGAAGCACCGCAACCGCGTCCGGCCCATACCGGAGCCGCCGAATAGCCGCCACCGGGCGGCGAACCTAACTCATTCACAGAAAAGGAAAAAGCACATGAACAGCGAAAACGCACTTGCAGTAAACGAAGAAGCAGAACTGATGGCCCCAACAAGCACAGAAGGATTGCACTTCACCAACCCGTCAGAGTTCCCCGACCTGGACGAAGCCGAAGCGGGCGTATCTCTCGAAATGAAGTACTACGACTTCGCCGCCATGCCCGCAGTTGTTCGTGCCATTTACAACGGCATGACCCAGATCAACAAGAAAGACCAGAAAACGGGCGAGATGACCAAGATGAACGCGGCTGTTTTCCAGACCAAGGAAGGCGTGTTCTTGAACAGCGGCGACAATCTCATGAACCAGCTTGCGAAGCTTATGCCAGGAACGCCGATTCAGATCACGTTCGAGGGCAAAGAGAAGACCAGCGGCGGGAACAATGTCAACAAGTTTTCTGTGCGCATCCTAAACCTGAAAGGCGCAGCCGCTACCCCACTTCGCACCGTGACACCGCCCACCACCGCGCCCGCCGCAAAAGCCGAACCATCACGCGATGCGATTTTGTCACGCTACACCACGCTCTTGACACGCGCCGCAACCGCTGGCGTGAAAGATATTGAGACGTGGTACATCAACGACAAAACTAGCAACGAAGAAATTCTCGAAATGGGCCGCGCACTCCGCGAAATCACCGAGAGCTATGAACAAGATAAAGTAAATACTGAGTTCCCCTTCTAACGGCTGGCGATACCGTATCGGGTACGACCGGGGCTGCGCATCGGAGCAACGCAGAGACAAGGAATAATCTGTGATCGAAAAATTGAAACAGCTTGCAGAGCTTCGCGCAAAACTTGACTATGCAAACCAAGAGAAGGAAAGCGCAAAACAAATTGTCGAGATGACGTTGGAATGGAGTACCTATCTTGGAGTGTCCGACGCAGCCAAAATTATCGGAAACGCCATTGGATATCTGGAACAAGAAATCAAAGAAGATAGCGTCAAAGCTTTTGACGGTACAAAAAAACGTCCGTATGATGGCATAGAGATAAAGGCCTTTACGATTACTAAAATCACCGACGAGCGCGTCGCCCGCGATTGGGCTATGAAGAACTACACGCCCGCGCTGAAACTCGACACGAAGGCTATCGAGAAGGCCGGGAAAGAAGGCTTGACCCCTGACGGCCTCGTGATCGTCGAAACGGAATACCGCGCCCAAATTGCAAGCGACTTGAGCGCGTACCTTCTTCCGGTATCCAGCGAGCCAAAAGGATTTATCCCCCGCTTCCTGGGAGACTCGCCAGAATTGGAAGCGTCCCACCAATAACCCCACCCCCGCCCGGCTCCGTTGCCGCACCATCGAGCGGAGCCGGGCAGAAAGCAGGATGGCATGAGCTATCAGGATGCAATCCAATTGATCGGAAAGAAAGTAGAGAACACGCGCACGCATCGGCTCGTAGTGGTGCGCGACATCCAGCCGCAACGCGACGGCACACACGCGGCGTTTTTGGCGAACGGAGCAATCGTGCCATTGGACGGGATAGAGAAGCAATGGCGGGCGGTGGAAGCATGATACCGCCATACGCAACGCGTGACATCTACGACACGCACGGACGCGTCCACATCCACGCGTGCCAGAGCGTAAGCGTTCACCCGTGTTCTGACCCAGGCTTCGTTATCGTCGCTGCAAGGGGCCGGAGCGCGGATGGGTACGAAATCAAAGTACCAACGAGTTATGTCAGATTGGAAAGGGAAAAGGTGAAGAAATGACACGCTACACAGTTGAATTTCACGGCACGGCTGGAAGTTGGTTTGTCCACGACGCACAAAAACAGATCGAAGCATTCGGCGAAACTTTCGGCAATGGCATAATTCACGCCGCCGAAATCGTGGAGCAGTTGAACGCAAAGGACGCCCGTATCGAGCAACTAGAAGCGGCGCTGAAACTCGTACAGAACAGGCGTCCCATAGGTGGCACATCCTACGATATGCTTATTGAGCCGGGAGACATGAAAATAATTGACACCCTGCTCACGCCGTCCGCTGCCCCCGCTGGCTGGGTCAAAGACCACGAGTACCACGGCCCCGCGCAGCACACGCCGCAGGTGGTCGGGGCGCACGTTGGGATGCCAGCTATGTCACGAACGGAAGCGGCGCACGCACCGCACGGCTACGCCCCTACCGCATACGCACAGAAGCAGATTGACGCGGCCAACCAAGGCAAGAAGAACGAAAGGGACGGCAAACAATGAGCGCCGAGCCGATGACCCCCGAACGCCTGCTCAAGATCGTATCGGCTCCCTGTGCCCCGGACAAGCGCATCGTGGCCCACGCCTACGCACAGATAGCGGAGAGCGGCGCGCATGACTTCCGCGCCATCAACGCCGCGATTGTACAGCGCTACGGCATCAACGGCCTGCGCGACATAAAAAAGAAGGCCGCGAGTTGGGCCGCGTAGCCGATGCACGGCGGAATTGGTTATTGACACGGAGTTATGATTTTGCTACAATTATCTTACATTTCAGGCGCGAGAAACACGGCGCAACCGTTGGCAGCGGACAAAACTAACACACGAACTTCCGTAATTTCGGGCTTCGCTCTTGTTTTGCTACCCTGTTGTTAGTCAGGTCTGCCAAGATGAGAGCGGCAAGAGCGATGCCCGAAACTATGGAAGTTTTTTTATTTCAGAACGGGAGAAAATTATGAAGCCGGAAGAAAAAGAATGTATTGAGAAATTCGCCCTTTCGCTGGGAGTACATGACCCATGGAACTATACCGGAACATGCGTTGAAATTATGAATGGCGTAGACTACGAAGCACCCGCCGAACTTATACGGAGCGGAGAGTACTTCGACATCAAAGCCACTATGAAAAATGGGCGCGACATTGTTCTTGGATACCACGATGGCGCATGGACGATTACGTATGCAAAACCAGGAGAGACGCTAACAATCATGTGCGCAGAATGCCACGGAACACGTCTGGACACATGCAACAACCCAGAACACGCTTTTATTGCAGCTATGCCCGGCGACATAGGAAGAATCGGATGCCCTGGGTGCGATGGGCAGTACCCATACACCACGCGCGCCGGGCGTGAAGGCAAGCCGTGCCAACACTGTACCGCCGCCGCCCCGGAGCGTGGGGCATGAGCGGGCGCATGACGTTCAATCACACAAAGCTACTGTACATGGTGACACGTGACGCACTGGCAGATGAAGTCGAATCTATGTACGAGCGCGGCAAAAGGGTTGTTTGCGTTACGCCGACGCGGGAAGTTCGATACGGAGAGTCCGCCATTACGCCGCTGTGCGACTATCTAATCGTGTACGAAGACGCACATCCGCCCACCGAGAAGGTAGTTCCATGAGCGCGAAACTGACGGCGGCACAGGAGCAGGTGCTACAGGAACTGGCGAAGCCGAAGGTATCGGCTCTGTCTAATAGACCCAGGCACGGAAGTCTATACTGGTACCTGACATCTACGCACGAAAAATGCACCACGTCTGTCAGGATTTTGTCAAAGCGCGGATTCGTACAGAGCAATGCGCACCCACTACACCCGCGCATCACCATCACGGACGCCGGGCGCGAGTACCTGGCGCAGCTACCACAGGAGACGAAGCGATGAGCAGCGCATCCGTCCACGAACCAGCACCCCAGCCCGGCAAGAAGCGGGTACTAGACCTAGTATTATCCGATCTGCAAGCGCGAGCGGAATTAGGACGCGAAAAATACGGCATGTATCTCCAAACCTTCAACGGGCGCGATACGCTCATGGACGCCTATCAGGAAGCGCTAGACCTGTGTATGTATCTACGCCAGGCCATCGCGGAACGAGAAACAGCAGCCCAGCAACCGCCCGCCGACGCGGAAAGGGAGTAGGGAGCATAAATGCCTACATATCGCATCCATGCACACAAAGAAATAGACCTGGAACCACAGCAAACACCGTACATCAACCCTACCATTGAAGAATTTCGCAAACGATACCAGCCCGGATATGTTTACATCCTTGCTATTCGTGGCATCCCTGGCGTATACAAAATAGGCGAAAGCACTAACGTAAACAGGCGTATCAAAGAACTAACTGCTGGCAGAAGGTATGAATTAGATGCTGTTTTGATCGTTGACGCAAAAGATAAGTATTCCCTAGAACAGATTGCGCATACTATGTGCGAAGAATACAGAGTGTCAGGTGAATGGTTCGCACTTCCAGAAGGCGCTATTGGTAAGATAGAAAAACAACTAAAGGAGATAAACGAAACGCTATGAACGAAACCCGTCAATCACGCATCACCCCTAATACCTTCCAGAATCCGAACGATCTAGTAGACCGCTATATGCGCTGGTTAGACGGCGACGAAGTAAAGTGCTATGTCGTGGTGGTTCGTAAAACATTCGGCTGGATGAAGCAGAAAGACCGCATATCAAAGAGCCAGATTGCAGGGTATACGGGGCTTTCCGATGACCGCGTAAATGCGTGCATGAAAAACCTTGTTTCCTTTGGCCTGATACTCAGAACCAACGACGACGCCCCATCCATACAGATTGGTGCTGAGTGGAGTTTGCAGCTTGACGACGACTGCATCAACGAACCTGCCATGATAGCACGATGGAATGAATGGAAAGAAGCGAACACCCGCCGCGCTGAAAAGATGCGTGCCAAGAAATTACAAGGGGGGGATGTCGCACATACCGGGTCTGTCGCACAGGCCGAGGGGGGGGATGTCGCACATATCCCACAAAAGCCACTATCAAAAGCCAGTAAAAAAAATATACAAGAAAAAAAATCATCAAATATCAATACAGACGAACCAACCCCGTCAATCGTTACGCAACGCCCAGACTTCAAGAGCCTAAACCCAATAGATTACCGAAAGGTGAAAGAACTTCGCTTATTTATGGACGCTACCGGATGGATACCCGGCTCTTTCGTTCTCGAAGTTGTTTATGACTTCGTTCAAAGTGGTTTGACCGCCGAAGCGATAACCGCCGCCTTCCGAGAGTGGACGGCACGCGGGTATAAGCCCGCCAACGTGAAAGGGTACCTTGAGTGGGCGCGTGACGGCATACCGGATGCCCCCGGAAAACGTTATGCACCAAAGACGCCCGCCGCACCATCTGCCCCCTTGCCGAACTATACCGGCTACGTAGACCCCAACGAGTCGAAGTATGTACCCAACCCTGCCCGTGTCCAATTTACTTGATATTGTCGCCCGCGTGGATGCGCTGGCCGCGAAGGAAGCCCCCACCATCCGCGATTGCTGGGAAGGTATCGAGTTAGCGCAGCAGTATGCCGATGCCTTGGGTGACATGGCCGAAGACCTGCCGGAGTATGACGGCAAAATAGTTATTAAGATACACGGCGCGACGATACAATTTGACGACGCCGAAGCAATGACGAACTATCTAGCGAAGGGAGTGATGCATGGAAAATGAAGCGCAGCAAGGCCGGGAGCAAGAAAGGGCGTTACTTGCCGCTGTTCTGCGCAAGCCTGCCCTGTTCGGTGAACTGTCCGAGACGTTGGCCCCTGCAAGTTTCGGGTGGCAGGCTTACGGCGATGTGTGGAAGGCGATGGGCCACCTATCCGCCGCACACATGGGCATAGACGTGCTAACCGTAGGCGACGAACTGGAACGCATGGGCAAGCTTGAAATGTTCTCCAACGTCAAAGCGCAGGATGTTGTTGACCCAGGATTCACGGGCCGAGCGGCACTCGCAACCCTGCGCAGCGATGGGCAACCCGCGTTAGCGCAAAGCTACGCCGAAAACATACTGGACTATTCTGCAAAGTATCAGATGGCGGCGCTGTTTGAGAAGGGTCAATATTGGGCCAAGAACGGCAGGCGAGCCGCCGACATTGCGAATGACATTACCCGCGAGATGGAAGCGATACGCACACCCAGCGGGCGAACGGCGCAGTACACGCAAACGCTCAAAGAAGCCGTCAGAACGGCCTACGACCAGACAGACCGCGCCAGCCGAGGCGAGATTGATTTTATTCAAAGCGGATATTCTGACTTGGATAAGATGCTAGGCGGGTTTTCGGAGCCGGATTTATTGATCGTAGCAGGCAGGCCCGGAAGCGGCAAGACGGCACTACTCGCAAGCATCCTAAAAAATATCTATACAAAAACAGAGAAGCGCGTCGTAGTGTTCTCTCTCGAAATGGCGAACGCGCAGATAGCAAAACGCCTGATAGCGATGGAGTCCGGCGTACCGTTTGACCGCCAGAAGTCAGGTAAGTTGACCGATGAAGATTGGCCTGTATACAACCATGCTATCGAAGTTGTGGGTAGCATCGAGACAGTATTTTTGAACGATATGCCATCTATCAGCATCAACCAGATACGGCAGCAGTTACGGCGCATCGGTAAGGTAGATATGGTCATGGTTGATTACCTACAACTGGCAAGCGCTGACGGCAGATTCGAGAACCGCAACTTGGAAGTAGGTGCAATATCGCGGGGATTGAAAGGGATTGCAAAAGATTTTCACATCCCGGTACTGGCGGCGGCGCAGCTATCACGTGCGGTTGAACAACGGGCGGGCAAAGAGCCGCAACTATCCGACCTGAGAGAAAGCGGCAGCATCGAGCAAGATGCAGACATTGTTATGTTTATTTATCGAGAAGATGACCCGGCTATGCAGAATATATCCCACCTGAAAATAGCCAAGCACCGCAACGGGCCAGTGGGAACGGTTGACCTGGTATACCGATCCAACCTGACGCGCTTTGACAATGCACAACGGCGCGTCGTCGAACTCAACCAACACGAGGAGCGCAAAATATATGGACAAGATGAGTAACATAACCCGTACCCAGGCCGCAGAAGCGCGGCGGGGACTGCTCCAGATGTGGAGAAATTATGAGCAAGGAGTCTGAAATGAAACCTATTTATCAAAACATTTTGCCACACATGCCCGCCCCGAACGCAACTGAGAAGCCGCCAACGGTTCGGCAAACCTGCTCTTATTGTGGCGGATACGTAGAAGCGGAGAAGCTGCCGCCACCTTTCCGAGTGAACGGAAAGAGAATACCGCAAGCGCATCGAAGCTGCTTCGATGCGGCGAATAACCCGCTATTCGACATGGGAGAACAGCATTTCAGAGCGCGGCCTTGGTACGAGAAATGACCCGCTACACCGAACCACCAACCCAGCCGTTACGTACCTGTGCCTTGCCCGGCTGCTGCAAGCAGGTTACTGGCACAAAGCGCCGTCGCTACTGCTCCGATACGTGCCGGGGTCGCGCATGGTGGCGCAAGCGGGCAGAAAAGCACGCGGCGCTCATGGAGCGGATGGGGCGACGATGAACCGTAATCGCAGCAACTTCCGCCCGCCGCCGCGCCCGGCATGGCACCGGCTCGAAGCCAAAGCCGCAGCCGCCCAACTACCACTGCTCGAAGCGGTACCCGTGCTGACGCGGGACGATAAGCCGCTATTCTGCCCGATGTGTGTAGGGTATCGTAATCATCACCCGGTAGCGGGAACCGACTGCTATCAGTGCCGCGAGTGCGGCAGAAAAAGGAATGATAACAAATGACAGACAATATTGATCCAAAACTAAAGATTGACATGTATTTTTCTGGCGTCTCTGTTGTATCGCCGGAACTCGGAAAACAATTGCTTGCTGCGCTTGACGCTGTTGTAGCCGCCGCAGAGCAGCGCGGTTGGGAGCAGGCACGGAAGAAATGCAGGGATTGCGTTGTTCCGGGTGGAAACCCAGAAGTCGCCATAGAGCGCATTGACGCGCTTGTGTATAAGCCGGAAGCAGGGCCGCGATGACATCGTACACAATCCGCTGGAATACCCGCGACGGTACGCGGCACTCAGTGACGGTCACAGACCCAGATAACACAGGAGCGGGAGCAGTTCGTAGCATGGCGCGCATGGAAGCAAAGCGCAGCGGCTGGACACCGCGCCGCTGGTGGCAGTGGTGGAGATGGGACGAGCACGTCGATATTGAACGCCTGGCGGCGTATCGGTACGCCGTGATGCTACAGTGCAGCCAATTCGTAATATCCATGCTCGTTGGTATCATTGTCGCGCTATTGCTACAAAAATAACCACCGCCTAACCGGGCGGAATCATAAACAAGAAAGTGAGAAGAAAGCCGGGGTCAAGATGACCATCATACATAGCTTTTTCAGCAGGAAGCAAGGCAACCGGACGGTAGAGATACACGTCATGGACGAAGTCGAAGGGCCGCAGGTTATACACGAGCTACCCGGCCCCACCATCAAGCGGACGCGCCCAGAGCGCCCCGCGCCGCCTACCCCCAGGGCGGAAAAACCACGACCCCGAACGCAGGAGCCGCAAGTGGAACCAGAGATAGAGTACAAACGCATCGTAAGCCGGGGAGAAGGCCCAAGCAAAACAGTACGGGAATTGCGCGCCATGGTGATCGAAATTGTCATCTGCGCAGTTGCAAGTTTTTTCATCGCAAGCGACATTGGAACCATGTTTGCGATGACGGTATGCCTGTTCGTAGCCGCAAACGTATTTCTTCTTGTCGTTCGCGGCCTGATGCGGGCGGTAGATCGTGTAACTAAGTAGGAAACTGCCTATTGACAAGTACACCCGAAACGTGCTAAGATTACTTCGTCGAGAGTAAAGGGCGTTTTTGTTGCCAACATACAGACGCTTTGCAGTTACCATCAAAAGGCCCATGCTCTCGACAAGCAAGGCAACTGGTAATTTGCAAAGCGTCTGTATGTTTTTATTATCAAAAGGAGACGAACGTGGAAATTGAAAGCTTTCAGGACTTGCAATCTGCGCAACAGTTGATTGCGATAAGACAGTATGAAGTGGCGAAAGAGCGCAATCTTTCTGTGAGTGAAGCCCGGAAAATTGCTGCCGCTGAGATTGGCGCAACGTATCGCCCTGCGCTAACCGCAACAGAGTTCGAGTCAATGCTGGGGCGCGCCCGCTCCAAGTTCTACGAAAAAGAGCGGATTGCAGGTATAAAACGCGCATGGGCAGAAAAGTCCAGCAAAAAGCCGGGACGGAAGCCCGCAACCAGTAGTGGCGAACCACTTACGAACCTGTACCGCGCATGGTGCGAACAGAACGAACACGTAGCGGGCGATGTTGAATTGAGCCACTTTGCCCGGTGTACACCTGCTGCTATCTCTTATGCCCGAAACGAACTTGTGCGCAACGGATATAAGTTCACAAAGAACGGCACAGGCTTCTTCGTCGAAGTCGAAAAGCCGAAATACACCGAACGTCAGTGGCAGGAGCGCGAACGCCGCATTGCAGAAATCGAGAAATTGTTTGGTGAGTTGAAAAAGTAAGACACTGAGACGCGTTACCATGTCGGAAGCGGATCATCCTGTAACGCGTCTCAGATGCCATTATCATAATTATCAGGAGCGTAATCATGTATACAAAATCTCACCAAGGCGTTGTAAAAAATACCGTACTGCTGGAGTTCACGAACGGCTATTCCATAACTCTTGAAAAAGATGTTGAAATGGCTATGTTCCTAGCGATGCCCGAAGAGAAGCGCGATACTACTGCACCCGCAGACCAGCAGCCCGCAGCGGAGCTGGAGCGGTTCAAGGTGGGGGAGCGAGTGGAAGCGGACTGGGAACGCCGATCCGTAGATAGAGAGCCGTCCGATCCGTCCGACTGGCGTCCCGCAACCGTAACTGACGGGCGGGGTGGTGCTGGATACTGCGACGTTGTTTTCGATTGCCAACCAGGATTTCCTTATGATATGCGGTACTCCGAAGTCCGCCGCCCGGCCCCCGTCGCGCCGCGTCCGTTCGTGTTCGGGGAGCGGGTGCGGGTTGGCATCGATAAGTACGGAAAAGATATGTCTGATTGGAAGAAATGCCTTTTCGTAAACGAAGCTAACGGGTTATACAGGGTACTTTGCGCATACGAAGTCTCAGTATTTCCGCCCGATCAGGTATTCCACATCGATTAGCTGCCCCCAGCGCCCCGCGCGCTGTGCAGTGCTGGCGGTGGCGAAAGTCGCTGTACCATGTGGCCGAATACGTGGCGGCCCGCCAGTATAGTAACAAGTCCTGTTTCGCGCAAGCGACGGTAACGCTTCTGGCGGATTCCGAGAACAGGGCGGCACGACCCGCACCCGTTACGGTGCGGCATGGTTGGCGGCGGCGTGGATGGACACGCGACGTTTAGCAGTGGAATACGTTCCCCAGCCTAAAGGCCTATGGACAAAGAAACTGCTCGAAAATGGGAGCCGGTACTCAAGCCCGGCCCGCCAACCACCACATCCCCCGCGCCCGTTCTGGCAGCGCCACTACCAGCCAACGGAATGAGCAGCACCGGAGCGGCGCGGGGGAATTACATCAGGAGCGTGTAATATCATGACAAAAATAAAGATTTTTGTTTCTTCGTATCACGAAGAAGCACAGGCTATTATCCAGAAGTTTTTCGACAGCGTACCTGGTATTCAGGTCGATGCCGTAGCGCAGTCCGCAGATACGGACGGATGGCTAACGATTACCATTATCTACAAGACCGCCCGTCCCCAGCAGCCGGAAGGGGGCGACACCCAAACAACAGGAGATGAGCAATGACAGTAACGATTTTGGAAGCCTTGCAAAACGCTGATTACAACCTTCAAAACAATTCTGGTATTGGTCTTCTTTTTGCCAAGCCGCAACTTCACAACGCCGTAACACTTCTTGAGAAGGGATACTCCCTAAACGACGAAGTTGAACCGCTCCTAGAGAAGTTCGGCGATGTAGATTCGGTTCCTAGTAAATAAAATGACCCTTCGCCCGCTCGTCCCGCTCTGCTTCCTGTTAGCCGCCGCATCACTTACGGCGTGCTCTGGCTTGCTGCGCGGAACGCCTACAAAGCAACAGGAGCCAATTCTAGGCACGCCGGGTATGAACGGTCAAGAATACGAGAATGACGCGAATTTACCCCATAAAACCCTGCTTCCTTTGGCGTCAGAGACACTGAACACAGCGGGCACCATGGCGGTTCTTTCGGCCCAAGAGACAGCGAAGGCCGCGCAAGAGACGGCGAAGGCGCAGGGCGACGTGTGGCAGGCCGTCACGGAGACAAAGAGCGTCTATCTGACGCAGAGCGCGTATCTCGCAGAAACCGCCACCATGCAAGCGCCACTTGCGACAGCCCGCGCCGATGCGCTGGGGACGCAGAACTTCATGGTGCTACAGAACATGACTCAGAGTGCCGCCAACGCCACGCAGACGTACAGCGCCCCGCACGACGCAGCTACGGCTATCTACCTGTCAGAGCGTACCAAGTGGGCCGGGTTTGACGCGTTCGCTATGCCTTTTGGCGCACTGACGGGCGGCATCGGCGTGCTGGTGCTGGCGCTGCTTGCGGTGTACGTGATTGCCACGCGGCCGCAGGTTGCGCACGTCGAGTACAGCGCGCCCAGCACATCGCCGTTTATTCGGCCTTGGGTGCCCACCAGCCCCACAGGTTTTGTAACCAAAGCAATCCCGGTATCCGATGGGGATATGTGTCAGTTCATGGAGTACGCCGTGACCGGGTTGCCGCTGGGTGAAAACAGCATGGTCAAGGCCGGCGCGTGGAAGTCTGGCGCATCTGACCGCCACAAGCGACAGGAGATTATGGCGTATCTCGACAAGGACTGCGGGCACATCAAGGATCACAAGCTTACTCCGCAGGGGGTTGACTACTGGCAGGATTGGCTTGACGCACACACCCCCCGCCCTGCCCCAAGCGCGGAAGTGGTCGAAAATGACGACGTACCCCCACATGAGCATGTAAATAATGACCATGTAGACGATGGGGAGGTGGTTGTAGCCCCCGAAATCGCACAGTTCATGCCGCAGGATATGACGTACGCGGCGCTGATGCCGAAGGAAGAAGGTGAGCAGGGATGAAATGCGTTGCTTGTGGTAAATGGATTGGTAGCCGTGGTTATGCTGCACACGGACTTGCCCACGTCAGGCGTAATGAAGTGTGCCTAGATATTACGGCGGCGCGGTACGAGTTCTACTTGCCGCCCATGCTTCCGTATCGAAAGTACATACACAATCTGGCAGTAGCTAAGAGACAAGCAGCCGCCCCGGACGCGGCGCAGGAAGCAGGTGAAGGATGATGACAGACGATCAGGTACGAGAGTTGGCGAAGAGTTGCGGTTTCTTCGGCGTTGAAAGCTGGTGGGAGCAGAATATCCCCAGGTTCCGGGCGATGCTGCAAGCCGCCCCGCCGCAGCCCGCCGATGATATTCGCGCCCAACTAGAACACATGAAGCGGTGGGCGCAGCAAGATCAAAGCGCATTGACCAAAGATAAACTTGTGCAATCGTTCGCGGCCATGTGCGAAGATGCGCTACGCGAGACAGAGCAGCCCGCCTCGAACGAAGCGCCCCGAACGTGCTTGAATTGCGGGTGCAAGAATCTGCATGACAACGAAGATGGAAAGTGCAACGTGTATCATTGTACGTGCCGCGATTACAATCCCGTCTGTGTGCATGGCTACAATAAACTGCATTGCGAAGTATGCACTCCGCCACAAGAGCAGCCCGCCGATGCTGGCGCGGGGGATGCCATCTGTAAGCATTGCGGCGTACCGATATTCAACGCGGGTGGATGGATGCACGAACATCCGCAGGGACACAAAGCGGAGCCGCACCCATGAGCGCAGGAAGGACGGACGCATGAAAACGAAACAGCATGACTACTCACAACTTTTGATATGGTCAGCCGCATTGGTAACAGTGGTGCGCTATGCCGCCGCGTTCGTGGCTTCGGACATGGGCCAAATTACCGGCGATTTGTCGCACTGGATTACCGGATTCATGGGCCTGACCGGATTGGGCATGGGCGTTCTTGACGTGTTGGGCGGCGTCTACCTGTTCGACGGGTGGCGGCGCGTCATGCCCCGCACAGGTGATAAATGGTCGTTCAAGTTCAAGGTGCTTACCTGCTTCGTGTTCGGTCTGATGGGCGCGGGTATCTGTATCCTTGTGCCGTTCACCGTCAGCCGCGTATCAGAACGCAGCTTATTTCAGGTGCTAGGCGATACCGGATGGTTGTGGGCGTGGTCGGGCTTTGTCAATGTTATCCCGTACTTCCTGATTGGCGGTGTGGCAACGGGGAACAAGCTGATTGCGGAAGCAGGCCCGGAAGAAAAACGGAAAAATACCGGTAAATTACCGGAAGGAAATCAACCGGAAAAAGTCCGCTGGAATCAGGTTGACCCAGAAGATTACAAGATCATCGCCGCCATGAAAACATCTGAGATTATGACCGCCTACGGTGTCGACGACCGGACGGCGCGTAACTGGCGCGTAAAAGCGCAGAAAGAGACAGTAGCATGAGCGAACGCATCATTATCGAAAATAGGTCGTCAATTCCTTTGTTCAACGCTATTACCTACGTGGAAAGCGTAATCGGTCAAGGGCGTGTGTCGGACGGCGGGAAATCCTACTGCCACGTAACTACATTTGAGAGCGACATTGTTGTCTATGCTATGCGTAATAAGGCGTCTGACAGGTTTATCGTTTGGGATTCCAGAGTAAAGGAAGTGGAACAATGACAACATTGACCCGCGCCGAGATAGAAGCCATGACGCCGGAGCAGTTGCGGCTGGCGGTGGCGGAGTACATGGGGTGGGAGTGGTTCCCATCATCAAATAGATTGAACTGGAATGTTCTTTTGTTCACTGACGGAAATTTGGGAGCCATGAAAACAGATGCAGAGACACATTTCTACAACCTACCGGACTATCCCTGTGACATTGAGGCGGCGATGCGTATTCTAGAACGGTTGCGGGGAATGAAGGCGTGGATTTCGATCAGCATCACCCCCGATGGGTGCACCTGGGACGTACGTGGGATAATCAATGAGCGCGAGCCAAACGAAATTAGATTTATTGCGCATCATGAGATTCTACCTACGGCCATCTGCCGCGCCGCGCTGCTTGCACAGGTGACGTCATGACCCTGACCCTTGTGGATACAAACAACGGAACCGTGCCGATCTTCTGCCCTAGGTGCAGCGTAATGCTTACAGCTAAATTATCGGACTTCAAGAAAGAAAACGACTATTGCTACGGCGTTCGGTGCGCTCATTGCAAAACTGCGTTTGTCGTTAGATTGCCGCCGCTCTATGAAGAATCGGAGAGTGAACAATGGCCCTGACCCCGCCCGCCATTCTCAACGCCGCGACCATGATGGGCTTGTGTGTCGGTGACGTGGTTGAGTTCGATAATCCCGCCTACGGGCGCATGATGTACATGAGCAAGGGCAAGCATGGCATAAAGTTCATGACCGCAAACGGCTTCGTCCACGAGGAGCCTAGGCCGGTTCGCAACAAGTTTCGGGTGGTGGAGCACGTTGATCTTGGTTCGTTGGAAGGATAATTATGTTTGAAGTTGGCAATGTTGTAAGAAGGTGGCACGACAGCGGATGTTATGGTAACGTCCCTGTTTTTGGCGAAGTTGTGCGCGTGAACAGAAAAACCGTTACTGTCCGATGGGAGAGCAGCGAAGTTTGGCGCATAGAACCGAAACATATCGATCTCGTGACCGGCAAACTCGCAGAAGATATAAGCGCCGAATATTTGTCAGGCAGAGCCGCAGCAACGGCAAAGGATCTAAGATGAACGACGCACAGCGATTAGCATCTTTGGTTATCGAGTATTTATCAAGCGGCCGACTGCGTCCCACCACGCCGCCGCAGGTGGTATCCGAGATGCTGCAACTGGCGCGGAAGATTACGGGGGAGCCTGCGGCAGTTGATACGAGTGACGAATTTCTTGTAACCTTGGATAAAAGCACGGTGCGATTCTACCTGTATCACGAGCAAATTTTACACCCCGAAGCAAATTTGTCAGATGCTATCTGTGCGTATTGGCGAAGGTGGGCGGATGCTCCGGAAGTCACCGCTGCCCTATCCGCACCACCAGCTATATTTTCCGACAGCAACCCGCACGACCCCGCCGCGTACCAGGCTGGCATGTACAGCGGGGAGCAGGATGCGAACGGGCACATCCACTTTGTAAAGGATGGTGCATGATGAAAAGGATATTGGCGTACATACGGGTAGTTATATTCGTGACAATGACAATACATGCGGTTACTGCATACTTCACCGCACAGGCGGGTAACTGGACGCTATCGGTAAGCAACTCTATCGGGATGGCCTACGCTGCTATCCTTTTGATTATTTCGTATCTCGCAGACAGGCGGCAACCATGACATAAAGAAAGGCGGTACCACATGGACGACACAGAAATAATATTATGTTTCGTGCTCGTCTTATTTGTAATCTTACTGATGATATATTTCAGCGGGTATTACGCCTGCTACAACGAATTTCACAGCCTACTGGATGCGGGTTACAAGCCCGCCGCGAAGCCGCACGGCAAGATCATCTGGCGCGGGCCGGATGACTGATATAATCAGGGGACATTCACAAGGAGAAAAAATGAACTTTAGTGTAGAAGGTGTTATACTCGCCGCCCTCACTGCTTTTATCGGCTTCCTGTTTCTGGAATACCGCAAGCTGAAAGCCCAGGCCGAGAAGGAAGTCGAAACACGCACGCCGGAGCAGTGGCATTGGTTCTGGAATTCGTTGGCCGCGACGTTCGTGAAAGCGGCTTACCAACTGTTCCCGTCCAACGAGACAGAAAATATGCTTATCCACGTTCAAGTTTTGATGTATAACGAGTTTGAAAAACACGGCTTCATTCTGGACGACGCGACAAAGGAAAAGATTCGCGCCATCATCGAAGCGGCTGTATTCGACTTTTACCGGGATTTGGAAGAACGCAAAACAACCATAGCCTGAATCGGCGCGCGTTCTCGTTACACGGCGGTCTAATGCAACGGCCCAACATGACCCGGAGAACGAATTTGGCGCAACGACAGGGCGATAGATGGCAAAATAAGCTTCGTGCTTTGCGCTGTGTCATCGCTGGCGATGTGGTCGCCAAAACGAACAGCGCTACCCGAAACGGTAGCGCTGTTTTGATTCCTGCATGTACTTGTTGCTCGTGTTACAGTATCAGCACAGCAACCGTCAGGCACGCGAAGCCGAGCGGCGTCCATGACAGGTTGGGGTGGGTGACGTGGAAGCCGTCAAGGGCAAACAGTACAACAGCGGCGATAATCAAGATGAGTTTCATGTAATTCCTTTCTGCCCGATTGGGGCGGGTGCTTACGGGAACGGGCTAAACAGTGGTTCGCAGGGACAGCCACCGAAAGATATAAATCCCATTGCTTGAAACAAAAATAAAACGATTGACAAAAGAAGAAGAAAGCCGATTACGACAATGATGAATTGCCAATTTTTCATGGATGTGCTCCGTAGGTGAAATATAGAACGGCGGCGACGACGGATAGCAGAACGGACACCAGCACTGCTGTAAGAATATTGTTTACCCAATTCTTCCAATCTTCAAGCTTCTTTATGCGACCTTGGGTGTCAACGTCGCTTTTTTCAATCTCTGACAGTTTGTTGGAAACAATGGCGTTTGTTCGTTTCTGTTCCTGGTTCCACTCGCTTTGTACCTGCAACTTCTCAGACGTAACCGCCAGGGATATTTTTAGTTCCTGAATACTCATAAGAAGCTGGTGCGCGGTTGCTTCGGTAATCGTTTGACTTGTCATGGTTTTTACCCCAACACTTCTATTTTTTGATCGATAATATGCGGCTCCGCGCCAGTGTCGATGTCAACTGTAAAGCGGTAGCGGTGGCGGGCCAAGGCGGCAAAACGTGCTTCCGTCTCTGTCTTGTACGCGTCGAATTTGGTCTCTAGCGCTGTATTTGACGCCTGCAAGTCAAGATTAGCCTTTGTCTGGTTGGCTATCATCTCGGATAGGTCTTTGTTGACTGCGCTCTTTGCTGTGCGGTTGCTGATGTAAAATGATAGCAGTATACCGACAACTGTAATTACGGGTGTCCAGTCCATCGCTATCTTTTCCGGTAGAACTGTAAGCCGAGCAGAAATAGCAGGATGCCTGTAAAAGGGCGTAGCAGGACGGTTACTGCCGATGGAGTGGCGTTGTCAGTGAGCGATGTGCCGTAGATAAGTGTATAGTAGGCGATTATCGCGGCGCATAGGATGGACAGCAGGTCTCTTTCGCCGTTGCGCCATCCCCGCACGATAAAAGACAAGCCAAATATTCCAGCCGTGCAATTTACGAGTAACCGCCAGTCAATGTCCATAGACTATTTGCAGAACGGATAGCAAGCCAGGATGCGCTTCAACTCGTCGGATGCCTGTTCACCGTAAACGCCAGACATGTCGAGATGCTCTGAAAATTTTGTCACGCTTCCATGATTGTACGCGTCGTAAGCCAAGGTTATTTCGTGGAAGGACTTCGCCTGAATTGATTTCCAATCGTCAAGGCACGCGGGAACTGGAATCTGCCCGAAGTATTTTTCTTCGTTTTCGAACTGCGCCGTCAAAGATGTGTAATCCGATGAAACACCGTTTTTCATGTTTTCGGTGTTTTGATTCATGATACCTATCGACTCTTCGTTGATTTTATTGAAAACAGCTACGGCATTGTCTACGCCTGCTTTGTTGCATGGCCCGCTCTTTGTCATCTCTTGGACGTAGTTCACCGAGTAGAGAGCGTAACCGATAATAGCCAAGATTACGACGAGAGCGATTGATGCGAATACGGTAGACTTCTTCATGTTTATTTATTTTCCTTTTGGTGTGATGGGGTTATTTGATGAGCGTTTCCATTTCTTTTGGAAACGGAGGGAACATATCGCTATGTCGGTTGGAGTAAAAATCTTCCTTTATGGCTATCCTGAGTTCTTCTTTGCACTCTTCTGATACATCATAATTTTTTGTTTCTGGCTTGATGTTGATGGTTCTGGTCAAGCACTCTTCCCAAACGGCAAGATAATAGATTGATTTTTCGTTTTCGGTATTGGGCGGGTTTTTTGTTTCCGCAGAACACGCGGATAGTACGAACAAAACAAGAATGGATAGAATTATTTTTCTCATGTTTTTATTATACCGTGACTTACGGTGTGTATCGTATTCCGTCGATCACAACAAGCCAATTGATTGTCGTTGCTGCTGCGCCGGTTATGTTTACGTTGATATTGTTTCCACTTGCTGAAAGAGTGGCGTCCCATGCCAGAGCAAGGGCGTCTTTTTGTGCGGCTATGATGTTGATAACTGACCCAACGATTGACGCGCTACCCGCGCCGCGTTGACCAATTCCGGCCAAGCGCCAAAATCCCTGTACAGTTCCGGCTGCGTTTCGAGCAAACACCTTTGCGTCGATTTGGTACATAGAGTTAGCCGGGATACTAACTGGGTACGCGATTGCAGGTGTTGCGTTGGTCGTTTGTGTTTCCTGACTCAATCCATTGTCTAATACTGCTGCCATTGTAATTTCCTTTCGACACTAAGTACCAACAACCCAGGTTTTGACGGTGCAATGCCAGACTATATCGTTGCTGGCTGCGCCTGTAACTTGGATGATTGCATTTGTGGAGCCATCGGCGGCGATGGTCGCGTCCCATGCGGCCTGACTCTCGTGTGTTACTATATTTGTAGTGGTGCCGATCTGTGTAGCAGTTGTACCAGCAACATTTTTGAAAGTCGCGGCCAGCTTATACCTTGCTCCATCCTGCGCCGTACCAGAAACCCCACCAGTGCGCCGAGCTACAATATCGACCTCGATGGCTATAGTCGTGGACGCGGGACAAGCTACCGTATGTATGGTAGCGGGTGTTGCATTTGTTGTCGTGACGCGATTTTGATATATCTTTTCGGATGGGTCGTCGTTCGTCGCTGTGCTTTCGATGCGCAGTACTTCGTTTCCGAGAGTTGGTTGTAAAATACTAACGAGTCCGGTGGTTCCAACCGTTAGCGGGGTTGTAAAGGTACGGGGGCTACCAATAGCGGTGGCAGGGGAAAAGGCAACCTGAAAGCCCGCGCCGCCGTACTTGATACGCATAGCAGCGGCATTGATCGTTGAATTTCCAGCAGAATTGGTGTTGGCTGCTAGAAAAGGCCCATTCGTTCCATCGTTGGAAATAATTGTATTACCGCCCGTTGCCGTATTGACAGTTCCCTGGACAGTAAGAGAGCTGATAAGAGTCTTCTCTCCACCCACGTTTTGATTTGTGGTCAGATCAACAAAGTTCGATGCGCTGGCTCGTGCATCGACATAAGTTTTTACAGCTTTTTCCGTGGGGAGTGCGGCGTCTGAGTTATCAGTAAGGGCACCATCAATTGAAAACTCGTTTATAGGATTACCTGCACCAAAAAATAAACCCTGCGAGTAATTCAGATTCAAGATCTGCTGTGTAGTTGAAACACCGTCAAACCGTGATGCTGTCAAAGATATAATCGACGTAGGTGAGCTACTCTCTTGGGCAGTGGCGTTTACAGTCGCAAACGTATTGGAGTTTCCGCTTTGCGCAGTATTCACCACGCTGCTACGCTCTGTATTGATAGACTTTGCGCGAATCCATACCCCTTCGCTTCCGCTTGATGCCCCAAGCGTTTCTAGATACAGGATCGGCTTGTTTGTTGCGCTGTTTGCTGCGTATGCGACTCGCGCAACAAAGGCGGGTATCACGCTATCGTAAAACTTGTACGAAGCAGCATTGTCAACAAGAGATGTTGCGTAAGTAGTTATGCCAGAAACATCAATAATTACTTTACCAGCCCCGGCCAATAGCTGGCCTGCCGCGTTGAATCCAACACCGACCACGCCAGCCACAGCCGCCCAAAACTGCCATACATACGCGCCAAACGTCACGCCCCCCGCCGACATACCGACGCCGGTATGCGGGTCAGCTACATTGTTGCGTGGGTCGCCTGTACCAAAGATAATCTCCCCATTCGGGTCATACTTCGGTACAAGCATCGTAGAGCCATTGTAGCGGCATACGGCTATCAGATGCCGCGTGGTATCGGTGGCTTTGAGCGTCTCGCCGTCCTGCGTTGTAATAGCTACAGAGCGGGTCGTCTCATTTGTCCATACAACCGTTTCCAGCGCGGGGGCAGGCGGGTCAACTTGCGAGTTATAGTACACGTACACGTCGTACGGCTTGCCGCTGGTGGAGCCGGTGGTATCTAGGGTAACGGCAGAGAGCAGGTAGATGTTCACCCAGCCCTGATCGGCATCCCCGTACAGGGGCACGATACCATTGCCGACTGGAGAAAGGGTCAAAGTGTTGCCGCTACTGCTCAACGTGGCGTTGATCTTGAGCGGGGACAACATGCCGTTTGCCGTCATTTGTTCTGGCGGTATCTGTCCACTTCCCCCGCGTATGCGCTCGAAGCCCGCTACTTTCGTGGCGTGAGAACGCACCGTTTTTACGATGTCTGAATATTCTTGTCTCATCCATGCAACTGGATCACGACGTGCCATTATTGAAGCTCCTCTAGGTGGATAACGTAACTGTTTTGGTCTGGGGTGTAGACTAAATTCGTAACCTGCATTGTGGCCGTGTTGCCGCGCCGGTCGATAATAAATCCGTTATTCGATGGCATATCTACAGTACAAATGTCACCCAATTTTGGGTAGGGCGCAGAGTTCACAATTGCATTGATTTGCAATTGGGGGAATGCGTGCTCCGCCAAATACTGCTGCACTATGGGAATCAGTCCATCCGAAGACGTTTCGGTGTTGTTATGGATAACATACGTCGCCACTTGCCCGTAGCGGCTGATGCTGGCGGCGTTTTTTTCTTCGTAGAATACCGGCGTCGCCCAATTGTCAAACTTGCCATAAGCCTGTACATGGTTTGCCAACTCGCCCACTTCGCGCATATCGGTAATACTGAGATACGCGCCTTTGCCTTCGACCGATAGCCGTTGCGGAAAGATGCGCGCCTTCTGAAAATCCCACACCATTTTGAGCGTCAGTATGTTTGTGGCACTGTCCACGGACGGCAACAGATACCAGATGTATCCATTCTCGGTAGCCAGCGCGTTCAGCGATTCGTAAATCGAGACGGCGTTATATTCCTTCTTCTGTGATGCGCCCGACGTTTTGATTGAACTGGTATCAGATGAAATCGGTAGATAACCCTGACGGCGGGCGGCCGATAACAGTTGTATGGCAATTGCGCCAGGCGTTCCTTCGAATATGTCCTGCGCGGCTGTGTAACGTGTTGCCAGGATTGATTCGTAGGCTTGTAGGTTGAACTGTAAAGTCCCATCGTCTACCCGCGTTCCTTCTGTGCCGGGCCAGATGCGGGCGCAGTAATCACGCACACCTGCAATGTTTGATGTGATATAGACGATGTTTAGATAGCGTAAATTGCGCGCCGTCGCTTTCACGTCACGGGCGGTTATCTCGAAGTTGGCGTGCGCTGCACTGACGCCAGTGGTAATTTTAGATTGGCGCTGCACGATAATGTCGAACTCATCGAGTTTTACGCCGTTTGGGTTGAAGATAAAAGCGTTATCGGTCATAGTTTACCCAAACGAATTATTCCGGTATTGCTCTTTGACAATTACGTTCACAGTACCGTTTACGCCGTTCAGAAAATTCCAGCGCAGGGTGTTAGTACCCTGACGGAGTTCGAGCCAATTGCTACGGGGGGTAAATGGCAACAAGTTTGTCTTGCGTCCGTCTGTAACATAGCTTACAGTTTTATTGAGCGTGTCAATACGCAGGATGGATGAAAGCGCCATGTTATCGAACTTGAACGAGATAACCGCGCCGGTCGTGGTGTTGGTCAGGCTAGCGTACAGATCATAGGTCACGCTGTTCTCTGACCCAAGCGAAACGGACGGTACGCCATCAGTGTCCGATGTGGTAGACGTGGAAAGCGTCAAGGTGCAGGCGGCTGCATTCATGTATGCCCGCGTGCCCCAATTGGCCGACGTAGTATTACGTATCAAGATACGCGCCAAAAACGACACAGACGCGCTGTTGAATGTCCCGGTCGTTGAAGATCCGCCTGTTCCCGCTGCGATGGCTGTCAGCGCGCTTGCATCACCAACGTAACCAGCGTTGGCGGGTAGGCTGTAGCGTTTGAGCGTGGTGTAAGATGCGACGGTATAGCCGAAGGGAAGCGACAATTGCCACTGCGCTAGGCCGTTCCTATTGAGCGCACTCACGCCCAAATCGGTTACGGGGTCAACCGGCGCGGCGTTTAGTGGATCATTGTCCTTGGTGTAGGTGGTGGCGGTATTGTTCGGGGCTAGTGTCTTCCACTCGCTCGATAAATTTGTGATGCTATATGCAAAGTTCAGGTAAGCCCAACTGCTATTAGTGCTCGTGCCGCGCGCAAACGGCGGACGCAATGCCTGACTCACGGCAACGTTGCTTGCTGCTTGCGACAGGTAGAGCGGTGTCGATGCGTTGGCGTCGCCGTAGTACAACAATACCGGGTCAAGATGGCGCACGGTATCCCCGGCTGTGTGACTGGCTGCCGTGGTACCAAACACGCCCCGCGTCAAGTCTGGCGTTGTGGCCGTGGACGCGTCATAAGACGCATAAGACATAATTTCTGTGCCAATCAGAAGTAGGCCGGTACTTGGTGGAAAGTAACCATCGGGTGAAGTGATCGAAAGAGAGATGTCGCCGCTAACAATCGAGTTAGTGAGCGTGCCCGTTGCCCGTGCTGGTATCGTGAGCGGCGTCCATATCTTTGTTGCTGTGTTATTTATAACTGACGTGCCTGTATCGCCAAACCAGTACGGATTTTCAGCAAGGTTGCCGTTCCCGGTGCCGACAAGCACGCGAATGTCGCGCCCATCAAAAGCCATCTTGGACAGGGCCAGAACCACATTATCGGCATGAGATGTGGCAACAGAAGCGTTGACGCCACGCACAACGGTTAGGTTGCCGCTGGTTGTGCCTGTGCGCGCTGTGACGCGCATTTGCTCGCCTGCCCGGTAGAGCATAAAGGGCACGCTCGGAAGCGTGCCAACAACTGTATCGTAGGCAATAGTCGTGGCGCTGGAGTTGTAGCCCGCGCCGTTGTTGACCTGCACGCTGATGCCGGTAAAGTTGATAAGCGCGGATGTGTCCAGACCGCCGTTTGTAACGTCAATCGGATAAGCGGGGCCGCTCGGATTCTTGGTGTAATTGAACACGGTACAGAAACGCCAATAGCGCTGCCCAATGCCGCCGTTGGTTTGTGGGCTTATGTCGATAACCGGCAGGGCAGAGATATTCCCGACGCTGATTGTAAAATCTTGGGTCTGCGCATCGGCCACTACGGCGAAAGTAGTTTCTGTATTGGTGCTGGTGGTGTAGAGTATTTCAGCATCCAGCGCCATTTTTGCAACCATGTTCTTGCCCTTGGGCGCACTTACGCCCAAGTTACGGCCGGTGACGTACCAAGAGCGGAACAAGCCCCCGCCGATACTGTCGTCCATATCGAACATGGTCAGCGTCTTTGTGTTCGTATCGTGCTTGTCGAACAACGCCGCGACAAAATCAAAGCCGTCGCCAATAACGCCTGAAACAATACTAAAGTCAATCTCGATTGTCTTGCCGTTTAGTTTCACCCCGGCTAGTTTCAGTTCTTGACCGTCGCCGCCGCCAACATACTGCGGAGAGCCAGCCGTCACAATATCGGTATTGCGCAGCTTCGCCCGGTATGCGCCCGCGTTGATGCTGGACGTGCCGGTATTGTACTGATTAGTGTATGTGCTGATGACTAAATTCATTAGGATACCAATAGGTCGCCCGCCGCGCCGCTTGCACTAGGTACTAGCTGCGTGCGTACAGTTGCAGGAATTTGATTGAGCTTTTGGATATATTCGTCAATGTAACTGTTGGCTTTTGCCACGTCGTCCTGAATATGTGTCGTCAGGTCTTCCCATGCTTTCTTGCTGTCTGAAAGCGCAGTCGTGGTGGCGTCTTTAGCTTCGACTGCGCTCGTTCCAAGCTTCCCGGCGCTTACTGCGGCCTCGTCTGTTTTTGTTTTCACGGTACGCGAAACTTCATCGTAGCCAGTAATTATTGACTTGTTCGAATCGCCAACGTTTAGAGACCCGTCTTTTATAGCCTGATCGAACTCCTGCTGCGTTATTTTCCCTTCGGCGAGTGCCGAAGTAAGGCTGTTTAGCGCTACGGCTTGATCGGCAGTGGACTGTGTAAATATACCCAGGGATACCCCCGCCTTTTGCGCCATTTCAAACTCTGCATCTGTCAAGCCGCCAACGGATAATTTAGCAATCAGATTGTCATAAGCGATTTTTGCCATCGATTCGGCGTACTTCGCTTCCACTTCTTGAATTTTCCCTGGGATTTCGTCAAGCTTATCTTTATACCCCTGGATTTTGTCCGTTTCCCAAGCTGGAGTATTGGCGATTTTGTCTTCCAATTCTGATTGCTGATCGCGTAATCCGCGTACACTATCGGCGTATGAGTCGGTTTGACCTTGTAAAGATTGTGCCAATTGCAATTCGGTCGTATACGTCTCAGACAGTGCCTTTGCCGCATCGTCCGCTGCTTGTTTCGCTTCTGCGGCGTGTAAGTCAGCCGCCGTATTATCTTCTGTCGCCTTGGTTACACCAGGTATCTTTGATTGCAGTTCGTTGGCGGCGTCGCCGTAGTCTTGCGTCAAACCAATCAGCGCGCCGACAAATGGGATAGCTGTATACCATTCATTGTGAAGCTTTTGAGAACCGGTAAGAAAGCGGTTTGCAACTTCGACCCAAGCAGAAAAAGCGGGAGTCAATCCCGTTCCTACAGTTATTTTCAAGCCTTCCAGCGTGTCGTCTAGCTGATCTTGTGCAAGACGTAGCTGCTCAGCTTGCTTCAATTGCTTGTCGGTCAATACGAGATTGCCAGATACCGCCGCCGATTGTTCACGTAACGCTGTACCGCCTTGCTCAAGTACTTTGTTCCATTGCAAGCCGGACTTGCCCAGATTGTCGATAACAAATTTATTCCGCTCTTGTACGTCGGTAATTTCCAGGTATCGGTCAGACAGGTTTGCAAGGGTATCTAGATTCGGAGCAAGCCCTTTGCTCGTCAGTTTGCGCGTGGCCCCTTCGGCGTCTTCGGCGGACACTCCCCAATCGTCAAGTACCTGGATGAAGCGGCTGGTGTTTTCGGCGCTCTGCCCGGATATGGCAGACAAACTTTGTACCTGCTCCGCGTACGCCTGTGACTTTCCGATTGTTTCATCGTAGGCTTGCTGTGCATATCCAAGCGCCTTGTTGACAACTTCCAAGCCCTGATTCAGATCAGACATGGAAAGCGTTGTGTCTTCTACCGGCTGCTTCGCGTTTTTCGCAGAGTCGGCCATGCTGTCAAGGTAATGGTTGGTTACATCTGCAGACTGGTTGAGTTCCTGCAACTGATTTGACAACGCCAAAAACGCCGCCGCCATTTGCTCGGTCGGGTCGCTGGCTTCGTCGGTTGCTCTGACTGCGAACTCTACGTCATCCATCTACTGATTCCACTTCGTTGAGTGCTGCGGCTTTTTCTGGGTTCTGGCTCGCCCATGCCGTCCAATTGTTGCTATTGCTTCGGTCGTGATGGTAAGACCTGATATTCTCGCAGTAATTCGCGTGTCTGATTTCATGCGCGTACAGAGTGGGTCGTCCATAAACAGCCATCACACCATACCGTCGCGCTTCAATTGATAGCTGCATCTCGGAAGGGGATGAGCCGCCATCTATCCAATGCTTGACGGCCCGCCGAAGACTTTTGGGATGTCTTTTTCTCCCAAAAAGAGTGCGCTAATCAGGTTGAACACCCATTTAGAGAACTTGCGGTATTCACGATACGGCGTGAACTTTGTGTTCTCTACGGTCGGATGCTCTGGGATGCCTGTTATTTCCCATTTTTCGACGATGGTGATAATAGTAGGCAAGGCCATTAGCCATGTGTCGGCGGTTTCTACTACCGCCTTGATACCGCGTTCACCTGCTCTGTATTTGAGTTGGTCAAGCACCTTTTCCCATTCGGCCATCTGGTAAAGTGTCAGGCCATCGGGGAGAGTGATCGAGCCGGGGTACTCCGACAAAGGGGACGTAATAATTTGGCTCATGGTTTACGTTTCTGCTGCCGTGCCCCAGGCCGGAGCGGTGGGGCCAAACACGTTGAGCATTGCAGTCCAGGTCATATCATCGAGATTGACCATGTAGCTACTCAGCAAGTAGCCTACCGTGCTGCTGGACGTAATGCCAAACTGCGGCTCTCCAGCTTCCCACGCGTGACGGACACCGACGCGAATGTCGAGACTCAGCGGTACTTGCAATCCGTTGATAGCGTTTAGCTGTGTGTGCGAAACGGTATCGAACGGCCCGCCGATAGTGAGTGGCGCTTCGGGTCTGCCGATTACGATGTTTTTGCTGCCGTCGCTAAAAGCGGTAACGTCGGATTCTTCGTAGGCAAGGCCCACGCTGCCGACTGTGTTGCAGTAGGCCGTGATTTCGGTCAACGTACCTGAAACGTTGTCAAGATAAACTTGGATGTATTTGGCGTTGGTACGCCCGGCATTAGCGGTCATTGGTAATCCTTCCTGTTTTTGGGTGGTGCCTGGTTTAGCGTGTCTATGAGTTTTTCAATCAAAGTGTTTGCTGTTTCCGTGCTTTTCTGCACGTAGATAGAAAAATCTTTCCATTCGTCTTCGGCTTTATGTGTCGGTTGCGTACCCATCATTAGCCCCTGATAAATGCGATGGCAAACGTACAAGTAGTAGCCGTCCCCAGCGCAATTTGCCAGCGAAGATAACGGCGCACGGTAGCGGTAGTTGATAGTTGCACAAAGCCGCTCTTGGGTGTCACGCTGGCGTCGATGCTGCCGGACGTCGCGCCAGAAAGCGCGGAAAAGGCCGCGTTGTTCGCATTGGTAGCCGAGTCGTCGATTGAGAGCGTTACGGTGCCATCGCTCGAAAACAACTGGTAGACAAAGATGCCACCAAGCGCAGATGACGCGGCATTGTCGATGGTGCCGACTGCCGTATTCGCTGCCGTGCGGGCGGTTTTTGCGTGTACAAGCAGGCCCCAGGGCTTCGAGTAATTCAGTGAGCCAGCGTAGGACGTGGCGGGGAGCGTGGCGTTGAACGGGACAAAGCCGTCGTTATCTTCCATCTGGACACTGGACTGCTCGAACGTCCATGCAAAAACGTTGTCGCCTATCGCTGGTTCGGCCAGGGTGCCGATTGGGATCATGACGTTTCGCGTGCCGGTGCCAGGGTTGAGTAGTTCCCATACACCCGTAGCAGCCGACGGCGCAAGGAATGAATTGATCGGGCCGCACATGATGGAAGCGCGCCCCAATAGCGTATTCATTGCTTCGTCACTCAAAGCTGCGTCCATTGGCGCATCGAACTCAGCGCCGCATGTGCCGACCTGCCGGGCCTGCCCACTGACGTCGTAGCCGTTGATGTATGCCCGCACGTATTTTTGATGTGTTCGCGTCATTTGATGCCACTCCTGCGCTTTGCTATTCGCAATTCAGCGCGTACGTCCTCGGGTAACTGTTTCAGTTCTTCATCCACAGTATCCCGAAACTTTGGCCACTGTTGCGGCGTATTGATGCCACTATGGACAAGCCCGAACGCATCACCGCCAACAAACGGAGCAGCGCGGCCTTTGTTTACGATCATGTAGCCGTTATCCGTCTTGACGATGCGCCAGCCTTGCTGATACTCGCCTGTGCGTCTGTGTGGGATACCGCCGCCAAAGCCGTCCGTAGCAAAGAAAGCCTTGCGCTGCTTGTCACTATCCCAATTGATCGGGGATGTGTCGCGCTTGTTACCTTCTTCTTTCATTCGGGTTTGGATGCGCTGCATGGTGCGATATACACCAAGACGCCCGACGTCTTTGACTTCTTTACTCAGGTTTTGTAGACCTTGCCTGACAAGCTTTGCGCCGGGGCCGACTTTGACAGTCAACTGCGTCACGGTGCCACCTCGGCAAACTCTTGGATCGTCACCACGAAGTCGCAGCCCCAGAATGGATTACCTGCCGGGTCGTTCACGATGGCCGGAAAGTCTGATACCGAGTCAATCCACAAGTCAACCGCACCCGATACAGCATCATCAGCAATCAGTGCCGCAAAGATTGTTGAGAGCGTGTTTACAAGATCGTCAATGACGTCGCCCGCGTTCAAAGCGTTCGGCGTGCAGTGCAAATAGCGGTACTTTATGCCGTAACCTATATTCACACGTTCGCCGCCGCCGATACCCTTTGTCTGACGCACCGGCAAGAAGCCTTGAATGGTGCCGCTTTCTGGGTTTGGGTACAGCGTCTTTGCCAGCAGGTTAGCGTTTGACGGGATGCCGGACAGGTCTTTGATTGTCACGCCTGAAATACTCAGCGCGGCAATCGCGGCGGTCACGGTGCGGATTTTTACGTAGATGGTCATAGCGGCGACCTGTAATTATCGAAAACGCGCTGCGCCATAGGCGGTACTTCTTCGGGCCGAATAACGATGCCCGCCGATGTGATGGACACTTTGCCACTATTGGCTTGCCCGTTCCGCAATGCCGCAACACCCAGCGCCGTTTCAAGCACAGCTAACTTGACTTCTTCTTGTACATTCCACATATACACGGTATCACCGCTTAGGTGCGTGGCGGCTGTGCTGCCATTGTCGCCGCGCTTGTTTGGCGTGATCGTGTTTGTGGATACAGCCGCAACGTTGTAAAACTCGCTGCCAATTTTTAGTATCTGTCCAACTGCTACGGTATGCCCCACGGTCATTGTGAAAGCCAGCGTAGTTGTGTCAGTAATCGCCGCGCCCAAGGTGCCCGCGCTAGACCATCCGCGCTGTGCGTACTTGCTGCGCCATCCCCAAACACCCGTAATGCTCAAAGCCTGCTCATAGCTGCCAGATGTGGTGTACCAGCTAATCGTTGCGTTATCACGCAGGGCAATCTTCCAGTACGGCGTTTTGTTCGGGCTGTGAAGCGTGTACTGGTTGCTCGTGACGGTGGAACTATCGCCGTTTAGGAACGTTGTTACTTCGAGCAGGGGGCCGTCAATACGTAAATCCCGGCTATCGGGCGCATCGTAAAGCCGCGTTTCTACGGACGGGTAGAACTGCACGTTTGCACCTGCCGGGCCGTCCACATAGCGGCTGACACCTTCTAACATGGTAGTGAGCGTTGCGTCATCTATTGCGTCTGTTGATGCGGTTTGGGTACGTGCGGTCGCAAAGGCTTTGTACTCTGCCAGAGTGGCGTATAGGTTCGATGTGCTCATGCCGCCACCCAATCACGCCAGTTACCACGCGGCAAAATGTCTGCCGGAACGTGGGTATCTTCACTGATATTTAGCACGCGTACCTTGTTCATCATGCGGACACAATCCCGGTAGCCTTCTTCTTCCCAGACAAAATCGTTTTGCGGCTCGTACTCAGCCACGCCCCAAAAGTGATCTTTTCGACCACCCACGGCGTGACTGATACCTATTGTTAGCATGGTGGTAAATCCCATGTGCCAAGCAATCTGGAAGGCCGCATCCATGATGCGACGGTACGTAATGCCGCGCTTCGTCAATGCGTCGGGATGGTTGGATAATTGGCCGCCCGTTGATAACTCTATGCCTGTTTTGTGTGCAAACCGGTAAATATTCGGGCCTTGCAATTCGTCAAAATCGGGCGATGGAAAGAACTTTGGAACGTCTGGATAGGCTTCGATAATCTGCGGGCCGTCACGCTTGAGCAATTCAACATCCACGCCCACATAATAGGTAGGCTTCCAGTTTGAGCGCTTGTAAATCGTGTTGATGCCAAACGTGGGGAAGTTGAACAACTCAGGCGGCGTCAGTTCCAAATTGGGGCCAATGGAAGCAATGACGCATGTTTGCCCGGCGTGCAGATTGTGGAAGTCAGAGAGTTGCATTGATTATTCTTCGTAGTGAAAGACGATACTGCCGGTTTTGGTGTCGCCGCCACTCGTGACAACGACTTTCGGACGCCCGCTAAAAATAGGCAGGGCACGATCACCCCCGGCTGTACCGGTCAACGCCGCGCCATCTGCAACAGCATTCATAATGTCGCGTGGATAGAACCATGTGTTCGATGTCCCGGCGCTGGCCTTCGTCAAGATCGGCTTGGACACGTCCGATTCGCAAGTAACCGCAATTGTCGCGCCTGTGTCAATATCACCAGGACGGTACTCGATAGCATAAAGCTTTCCATTGGCGGGTTGCGTTGCGCCGGTAGTGAATCCGCCGCCCGCGCTGGTAGGCCCAAGCGTGACGGTGATATGCTTCATCGTCATTATTTACCGCGCCTTTTTGCGTGTTGCGTGCGTGGTGGAAGTCATTACAGGGGCAGGTTCGTCAACGACAACATCTGGCAAGCGTTCAGGTTCTTTTGTGACGATGTACGCGCTTTCTGTAACCGGAGTACCTGGAGCTTCTTCTGTCTCAATCTTCGGCGCAACAACTAACTCAGCCCGCTTATCCGCTACGCATCGGCTTGCGACGTTCGAAGGAACATCAACGACTTCGCCATGTTTATAAAAAACGCCGTTCGTTTCGACACCTTGGAAGTCTTGCAAAAATCTCACAGTGGTCATAACAGCCGCCTTACGGTTTTGGCAAAAGCGTTACCTGAATATAGTATTGCCCCACGTCCGTTGTAGCAACGCCGGTATGTCGCACCCAGAGCGTTGTATTCGCGGGAAGCACATCCACGAGCAGGATTGACGTGGTTGTGTCACCAATGGCCTTGGATACTTCAAGCGCGGTAGCACCCACGAGCGTCGCGCCACCCACAGCAACGCCCAACTTGAAGTTAGCCGACTCTACGCCAGAGCTATCGGTAGCTTCCGTATACACGGCGCGAACATCAACCAAGTAAGCTTCGTAAGGCAGGTTGCAGATAACGTCGTCTGCGGTTGTGCCTGCGCCGTTATCGATATTGAACGTGATTGACTTCTGGACGATGGTGCGCTGATTACCATGCGCAACGTAGCCCGTTCGTTTCTTTCCAAGTACAGCCATGTTTCTAACTCTCCTTTTGCCTAGCGGGCGGGTGTTACCCCGCCCGTTTCAAGCTATCGTATGGGATTACACAGCCGCGTTGTACAGGATGGCGCTGGCTTCGGTATCGCGGTAAGCCAGGCCCAAGCGGGCAAGCGCTACGATTTCGTAAGCGTCCGCGTTGGCAATGCGTGTGGTTTCAATGGTCATGCGGCGCTTGTAAGCCTGCTTCCACTGATCCCAGCGGACGGCCAAGGCCGCGCCCAGGGTGTTGCTGCTGTCGGTACCGTTGATCTTGCCGGTGTTGTCGGTCATGCGTTTTGCACTGGCACGGTGCATCTGCCAGGACGGCATAACTGGGACGTTCCAGATTTGTTTGACAAAGCCACCTTCGAGCGTGGCGGGGTTGAACGTGTCGCGGGTCTTGAGTTCCGGCAACTGCGCCATTGCGTAATACATATTGCCGTCCACGATGAAAGCGCATTTTGACGGGTCGCTACCAGCAAGGCCAGCGGTGCCCATCAACTTCATGATTTGCAGGAAGTTCTCAACCGCCAACGAACCGCCCGCGCTCAAGCTGTTTGCGGTGTTGGTCACAAGGGCCAACTTGCGGAAACCGTCGAAAGACAGGAAGTAGTCGGTGGAAGTAGGCGTACCGGCGATATTGTTGATATTCTTATTCGCGCTGGTTTCGACATCGCCATCAATGAACAGCGATTCGACAATCTCAGCACCGCTGATTTCCAGCTGAGTGCGAAGCTGCCCGGCAAAGCCGATCAGGGAATCTTCGGTCAGTTCGCCGGTGTAAATACCGCGTGCGCCGATTTTGGCAACAGAGATATTCTTGCTGCCGGTTGCAATCTGTGAAGCGGTGATCGTTGCGGCGGGTACTTTCAGTGTCGAATCGCTTGCGGTGGCTTCGGCCACTTTGTACCAGGTCATATCGGTGGATTCGAGCGGCCAGGTCTTGCTTGAATAGCCGTCAGGGATAACGTCAGCCGGAACCATGCCAGCAACGCGGTTCTCTGCACGAATCACGTTCCAAATGGCGTTGCTGTACGCAGTGCCGACCCAATCAGAGCCGATACCAGAACCGCCAGTGTACATCGGGTCAGTTGCGGCCTTGATCGCGGCTTCGACAGCTTCCTTTGTCGGCTCAATGCCGGTCTTTGTGGCAGACTTGAAAGCACCTTTCAGGTAATCAACTGTCTTGTTGGCCTGTTCAGTGTTTTTAGCTTCTTCTTGAGCTATGATTTGCACAAAGCGGCGACTCATAGCTTTCATGGCCGCGCCTTCGAAGTTCACGCCCAGGCTTTTGCCGACTTCGATTGCGACAGACAGGTCAGCGGGGCCGAGATTGTCGTACTTCCATTCGTCGCTGTGCTTCGCGGCGTATGGTGCTTCGCTGTAAGGCAAGCGCCGCTGCTCTGCTTCGAACTTGGAGCGTTCGCGTTTGACTGCTTCTTCGATCTGACGGGCAGTGTCGGCCTTCTGCTCTGCTTCTGCTTCAATCTTAGCTTTGGCAGTTTGATCTTCGGCGGCGATTCTCAATTCCAGCTTTCCAGCGATTTTGAGAAGTTCGGCGGAGCGGGCGGTCTGCGCATCGCTCATATCTTCGATTTGCGAAAGAGTGGTGATTTCATCGCGCACTTCTTTCAATTGTTCTTTAGTTGTAGCCATTTTCTAATTCTCCTTGATGGTTGACAGATAGCGCCTTGCGGCTTCTTGGATTTCTTTCTTTTTCGCCGCCTTGATGGCCTCTGGCGAATTAGAATCAGTGTTCGTAATTTCAGGGAACGCAATATTTGCGTCTCTGTAAATCGCTTTTAATACCGGCGCAGCCATCGCAAAGCGGCTGGCTGGCTGGTGGTTGCCGTTGCCCATTTCCCACAGCGAGATTTCAGCCAGCGGCCAAACGGCGATACGACCCGGTTTATTCTTCTCGTAGGACTGCAACTTTCCGTTGACTTCAAGCCGCGTCAGGTGCGAAACAGAGCCGGACGATACGGCAACTTTACCGCTACGTGCCGCATCCATGATGCCCTTGACAAGCTTCTTCGTCATGTCAAGCGCAACCTGCAAATGCCACCCGTCACGCGCTTTCTTGAGAGTCCCCGGAACTGTGCGCCCCACAATGACGGGCCGTGCATCCATCGCACCGCCGCCCTGCGTGATGCCATGTTGGTACACAGCAACAGGAGTCGAGAATGACTCCGCCATGATGTCGGTATCTGCGTCGAACCATTGGCCGTCTGCGTCCTTGCCAGTGAAGGGGATAGCCAGCACGTCAAGCAGGTTATCGCCCGCGACCTTGACCGCTACCCAGGCGCTCTTCTCGATGGCTTTCTGCCACTGGTCACGCGGAGCGAACACCGCGTTCTCGCCATCCATAATATAAGAGACTTTGTACATGGTGCCCGCTTCGCAGACGATCACGAAGTCGTCAAAGTATTCGTAGATTTCCAGCATCGGCGTTACCGGCTGCATGGTGGGCGGATATGCGGCATAAAAAGCGTCCTGTAGTTGGTACTGTCTTTCCTGTAAATCGAATGATTTCGCGGGCATTTCTACTCCAAGACAACAAAAAAGGCGACGGTAATAGATCATTTCGATCTATTACACGTCGCCTTACGGCCTATCGGTGTCTACTGCTTGCGCTTGCTGATTTTACGGGTCAGGTTGCGCGTGCAGTTGGGGATATTCAATTGTTGCGCATCCCGTAGCGTTTCTGTACGCTCCTGTCAGCCGGGTCTCACGAGTACCGACGACATGCACGCTTACAGTCTACACGATTTCGCGGTGCGTGTCAAGAAGATGTTTTGTTTGACGGAAAATCCATGGTTACTGTATTCTTCGGCAGACACTTATCATATAACGGCATATTCAGGACAATGCTGGATGCTATTTCCGTCTTGCACTGGAAGCACATAACAACAAGTATTCGACTGTCGTCCGACAGTTTAGCGGACTGAAAGGTGAATTTCACGTCACCCATGCTCATCGCTCCATCGCTCGTATTGCCTTGCGCACCTTTCGCGCCCGCATGAGCGCGTTATACCTGTGACGACGCATGCGGTAGAGTTGCAGTAGATCGTAGACGGCCTTGAAAGCACCTACACACCATAAAAGGATTGCTAATTGTTTCCAGTCCATACGATCTACTCCTTCGGCGGCATCGGGAGTGGGCCGAGCCAACCTACAAACGTTCTATCTCGATGTTTTGGCGCGATTTCTATGTTCACAGTTTCGCCGTATATACTTACCAATCTTTCGCCGAGCACGCTAATAGTTAGTGTTACTAACTGCGCAGACGGGGCGAGTTTGCTATTCTTTCGTGAACACATGGCCCAATACCAACCCGGCACCTTCGGCGCTTCCGTTGTCCATTCGAGCGAGACGGTGACAGGCTCCGCGCCCGGTTCGGTTATCGTGACGGTGTAAGTCATTGCTTTTCTGCTCCCGCCAGCACATGAAACGGAGCGCGAACCCCAGAACTAAAATGAGCAGACACGGCTAACGCGAACTCAACGGCCACGTCTGGATTCAAAGACTTTCGCGCCATAAACATAGCGCCCAGCGCAAAGCTTTCGCCACACCCGCACGCGTTATAGCCGTCTGAACTACGGCACACCTGAAAATCGCCGCCGACTTTGTACAGCCTGCCGTTGTACCCTAACAAGAACACACCGCCCGTTTCTTCGTTGTTATTGATCGTGGTGTAACCGTTTGTTTTTAGGCATTCACGCAGCACAGGAACAAAAACACTTACGAGATACCTTATGTCGTCAAGCCCTTCGTTGTCTGGTACTTTTAGAACATGCTCCAGTAATTGACCCATACGAAAGGATGAAGTGTATCCAATGAGCATCGGCCCATTGCGAAACACTTTAGGCTCTGACATTATGGTTATGTCCATGCCGCCAACAGCGGCACTGTCACCGCCCATATATACAACGCCGTCCTTTTCTAAGCCGACTATGCAGGTCATTGCTTCATGCCTTCTTCGATCCGCCCGCGTTCGTCCACGCCATCCATAAGCTCGATAATCTCATCGGCCTTCCGAAAAGTGACACGTGTCACTTTTCCGGTCAACCAGTGATATTCGATAGATTGCACAGTCAAAAAAGTTGGCATGGGTTCGAGATACTTCATCCCCGTTTCTGTAGTGCGCTGTTTGAAATTATATGCTAAACTTGCCATATCGTCAGCGCCTCCTATGCGCTACGGTCACAGCCCGGACGTGAAAGCGTCGCGGGTTATTCTCTTATTTCTTCGGTGGGAGCCAATACAGAGCGGCCAGAATCATCCACGCCTAACAATTCATATGTACAAACGCGCACTCCATTTGCGACTATATCAACGACAATAGTCTCAGCCGGAAGCACGCGCACCTTTCCGTCTTCAACACCACCACGAAACAAGAAGTTCTTAGACGGTACAAAATCTCGAATTTTTTCGTTGTACGCGCTAAACGGTTCTTCCTGTTTCACCATATTCTCACGCGCTCCTATCGCGTCTCTATTTTACCACCTTACACCGTCACTCTGTCGCCCGCTTTGTTGAACAAGCCACAGTCACAGTTCCACCCGCCGCAGTCCATGGCGGCCCCAGGCTTACGCGGGATGTAGTCGTTGGCAATATACCATGATGCCGGGCGACTCGTTCCGTCCAAACTTAGGCAGGTATCGCAGTGTTTTTCTGTCTTTCCCAACCGCCACGTCAGCGCCTTATCACCAGCGGCGTACATCTGCCCGGCGTTGTAAATCGCTTGCAGCGTGGCGGTATAGCTATCAGCACGAGCATTGACCCAGCTAAAATAAGCGCCGCCTGCTTTGCGCAAGTCTTTTGCCTGCACAAAAAGCGTGTCGATGTTGCCGTATTCTGAGTTTAGGCGGCTATACAGCCATTCGCCCGCGTCCGCAGATAGCGGAAACTCTCTCCCGCCTTTGGCCCATCCCATTTCAAACGCACCGTTGAAAGCGTTAGTAGCGGCGCGGCGCATGAGATTTTTAGGAGCAGTTACCGCCCCCTTACCTTCAAAAAACGTTAGCAGCGCTTCTGTAATCATGTCGTGATACTCTGCGTTGATCGGCGCAAGTGACCCGATAGCCTTGAACGCGGCCAGTTTCAGCGCGGGCGGCATGGGCAGATTGTTATCGTCGCGGTAACGGATGGAGCGTAGGATTTCAGCGGGGAGAGCAGAAGTTGCCATAATATAATTCGCCAATCTCTTTCATGAACGGAACAATGTCGGATGAATCAACCGGAATCCCAAAACAAGTAGCTACATAACTCCTGCTTTCCACACCGCACCCAGCGCAGAAAGTCCCATGATTGTTCGTTGTGGTTTTCAGGATGCCACAATAACTACACTCGTGACCCGTCTTGTTTTGTTCGTGCAGTTCGTGAGCCTTCCGTTTGTATTTATCAATAATGGATTCGCTCATTTCGGCATCTCCGGCACTGGCAACGGGCCGAGCCAGTGAGTATGCGTTGAGAGTGGGGCCATGTAATCGGTGCCGACAATCACAATCGCCAGAACGCCATCTTTGTCGAAATCTACATCCACCAAAGCAGTTGGCCTGCGACCTGCCCAATACGGATTCCACGCAAAATACCATCCCGGCTCAGTCGGCGGCTCGGTTCGCCATTCTCCATAAGGAAAACCACCTATTTTTACAACGGGAATACCCAGGAAACTTTCTACAAATTCGCTCATTTGCTTTTCTCTAGTGATAACTTGGCTGTATTCTGCCGAATTTGGCAGTCCGCAAATATCGCATACGCCGATTTTAGGTAACGCAACGCTGCGACTCTCCAGGCTCCCGTCATAACATTTACCGCAAACCTTTATGTTCATTTCACCTTCTCCATCAACCCAATCGCCAGTTTCAACCCTTCCAGGTGTAGCGCCGCGTCACTCATCGGGTACACGTCCGCGCTAACGCGGTTGAATAGCGCCTTGACCGCTATGTCACTGGTGCATTTCGGAAGCTGCGCGTTGATGCGCACAATGACATACTCCGGCAGATGTAAAGCTGTGAACTCTACAGCCCGCCCGATTGACTTGAGTGCCTTACGTTCCAATCGCGCCAACTCGTCACGCGCCGCCATCATTGCGCCCTCGTCAACGTTGTTGTTAGCTGTGACGGGATTCTGGTTTAGTTGAGTATCATCCGCCGACTGTACCGGTAGCGTTGTTGGATCGGCGTTCTGTGCGATGGCCTGTTCCTGTGTCGCGCCGGTTGACGATGTTATCTGCGCCGGAAACAGTTTTCCGCGCTCATCATCTAACGGCTCATCACCATAGTATTCTTCACGGATTTCATTGACGTCATGTACCAGAGAGTACGCTTCCTGCTCTTTCAGTTCCAAGTCGCGGTCAGCGATGCGCACATCTTCGAAGTGGCCCGTCAGCGGGCGGCCTGGATAGGTCGGCAGGATGCCGTTTGTAATCTTCTCTGCCATCATGACATGCATGGGGTAGATAGATAGCGCGTTGAAAGCCGCGTACCCGGTGCGACTGCTGGCTGTATTAGCGCTCTCTGAGAGCATGGAGAACGCGCCGGGTGCAAGCGTATTGTAGATTTCTTCGCGGTTGAACTTGCGGCCTTCGAGAAACTCCATCTCAGCATGAGAGACGGCGTTCTGTAGCCAATTGACGCCACCCTGACCAACACCGCGCAACATCATAATGTTGCGGTCGGCCGCTGCTTTGCGTGCTGTTTCCTGCATGGCCTCCCAGACGTCATCAGTGGGGAAGCTCTCGAACGTCATCACGCCGGGAAGCCGGGCATTGTTTTTAGAGAAAAGTTCGGTATTCCATTTCTGCATACCAAGGTCACCGCCTGCTACCAGTGCAATAGCTTCGATGGCCGACAGTCCCATAAACCGGCTGAATGGATTGAAGCTCTTGAAGTGCATCACCTGCCACGGTTCAAGCGCCATTTCTGCGCCAGTGCCGGGATAGTAAGCATACCCTTTGATATACATCCGACCATCAGGTACCGGCACAATCATACTTGGTGGGATAATCCACAGTTCATCGGGGGGTGAAAATTCATCTTTGCGATTCAGGTACCAGTAGGCGTTACCGTTCAGCTTCCAGTATGCAATCGTGGCATAAAGAAACTCATACCGGCTGTCTTGATCGTTGGGGTGTTGTAGCAAAAGTTCGAACGCATGATTGAAGATGGATTTATTCTTACCACCCGCTACCACCCGCTCAACTTCGAAGGGAGTCAGCGCACCCGCCGACGCCACAAACGAGACGGCTTGCAGCACCCAGGATAATTTCTGGTAAAGCGTCGCCTGATTGGCGTATACCGATGGGTCGGGGATGTTCCACTTTTCGGCGTCGGCTGTCTTCAGTAGCCAGTTTGGGTAACTCTCTGCCTTTACTGCGTCAAGCTTCGCGGATAGTTCGGTACGCACGGCCTCGATTGCTTCCTGCGCTGCGGCTTCTCTTTGTGCCAGTTCGGCGGCGTGTTCTTTGCGGGACACCAGTCCAAATAATGCCATTTATACTCCTATCGTAACGCACAGTAAACAAAGAACGGCTTAGACCAACGGAAAACGGATGTGCAAATATCAGACGCAGCAGACGATTGGCCTGATATAAAAACCAAAAACAGAACGAGAAAACAGATAACGAGAAGGACTTCTAGTAACGCTTCCACTTTTTCAAACATATCACTCCTATGCCCAACCAAATACTTTAGACGGGTCAAAGCCGCTCATGTCGCTTTCATAAGCATAGCGCAGTCCGCCGTCAATAAGATGATTATTTTTATCTACGGGAATTTTCATGGAATTACCGCCCGCATCTTTTTTCCAGTGGTATTGTCTCAACTCGTTTTGCATATTGACGCAAGACGCGTCAACGATAATATCCTGCTGCTTCAACCAGTCTATCCCAAAGGTCACACTATCTTTACCTTTTTTCGCAGCAAGCGCATTTACCTTATGGTTTCGTAACTCCTGTATACTCTTAGGCTCTGCGCTGTCACAGGTTACGGCATCGTGCCCGATCAATTCAATTACACGTTCGGCTAGAACGTCGTTTGTGAGTCCTGTTTCGTAAAGTTCTTTATAGAAGTAGATACGCTTGCGTCTTGTGTCGTAGTGCGAAACTCCCAGCGCAGCGGGGTCAGACGAAAAGCCGAAGTCTAAACCATTGCGCCGATTAGTGCGCTGTTCTTCGGGTAAATAGTATTCGCTTTCGGGGTCGGCCAAGTTGGCAACAACCCAATTCTTGAATATTATATTGCCAAGCACACCCCAATTACCAAGAGTGTACACCTGGTAGTAGTATTCGTCTTTTTCGCTTTCCAGCCGCGCATGATCTTCTACGGTCAAGAATTTATTGTCTTTGTGTGTAGTCTTTAGGATTGACAGGCCATCACTGCGGTAATGCGTCTGGCCGTCTGCCCAGCCTATCGCTTTGAAGTATTCTACAAACAACCAGCTAGTTTGAAGTATTGGATTGAATGTCAGATGCAAGCGCTTTGGTACTCGCTCGTCGCCGCCGCGTTGCCGTTTCGATAACTGCTTGATGCTGGCCTGTTCCGTTTCTGTGGCTTCTTCAACCCAAACGTCAGTAAACGCGCCCTTTGCCGGAGTGATGGACTTTAGCTTTTCGACGTCATCCAGTCCGCTAAAGATGATCTGATAACCGTTTACGCATGTTATCGTACCATCTGTTTTGTTTATGTCGAATAACTCACTGACACCCCACTCTCGAATAACACGCTGTATCTCTTGCGATACTGACCCGCGCACGGTGCGGCCCACTTGGCGACACACCAACCAGTTACGCCCGCCGCGCATCAGGTCATACACGGACTGCTGCGCTTTGAATTTCGACTTGCCAGACGAAGAACCGCCGAACATGATCTGTACCGCCGCCATGTCATCGAGATAAGGCAGGTAAACGTCGTTGAATACAGCAGGGTCTACGTTTACCTGCGTGACGGCACTATTCATTTTTAGTTAGAGTCACATTGATAACAGAAACAGGTTGGCCGTCGCTAGTTATATCGTGCTCTGACTTAGGCGGGCCGTCGATCTGCTTGTAAAGAAACTCGACAGCGTTCCACCAGTCATCCGTACCAACTATCATTTTAGTGCTGTCTGGGAATGTGATTGTTTTTTCTGTGATTGCTTCCCATATCGCGGAAGCCAAAAAGGCGGCGCGCTTTACTTTCTTGCCGCCTATTTCAATCGTTTTATTCCCCGTAGATTCGAGCAGGTCAGTTAGTGCCCGCTTCTTCGGCGGTCGTCCACTCGGATTTCCGCTCTGTCCTTTTTTGAATGGCATTGTTACCTTGTTGTTTATCAATAAGTATCGCAACCGCCGCCACTTCGAGCAACACACCCGGCTGTTTTGCATCGAACAGCGCCACAATCACGGCGGGGTCAGTAGCAGATAAATCCAGCGTCAGGCGTAACCCGCCATCGATGAGCGTTGCGATCTTGAACACCTGCGCCTGAAACCGGATTGCTTCTACATCATCGCTCATGCTATCCATTATACACGATTGAAAACGATTTTCAATAGGCTACATGGTTGCGACAATGTAGATTGTCGTAAGCATGAACTACTGCACATTGCATCAATACTCAATTCGAATCACCAAAACAGAGAGCGGGCGATTTGCATAAGATACGAGCCAGTTCGCAAAAGGCGGGGAGAATAGCACCAAGGCCTGAATAACGGCAATCACAAAGTAGAGCATCAGGATATTGACGTACACGAGAAAAATAAAATTTCCTATAGCGCGCCGACGATTCAGCGGATGCGGCGCAAGTAACCGCATAGACTTTCTTGTCCTATCGTCCATTCCTGTATCTCCTCTCATACCGCGCCCGGCCCTGCGGCTTGCGGGTGGCACGTCGCAAAACAACCCAGCGCCCAAGATAATACTTCCATACTGCCCCGTCTGCGCCGGTAGTCGTTAGCTTTCCGTGCATACCAAAAGCAATACCATTTTTTATCATTCCATTCAGCACGCTTCCAAAAGTTACTTCTCCCGGAAATGCGCCGTCCGCAGAAACAAAGAAGCCAGTAAATCCAACATCGTCGGTCATCAGTTCACCCCCGCCCGCATGATACGGGCCAAAAAACGTCGCTGCTGTTCGCGACGCTCGACGTACAGAAGTAGCCGCCGTGCAAGTTCAAACGTTAGGTGCGGTGGCTTTGGCGCGAACTCAGCAGAAAGACTTATCTCACCAGAAGGCGGCACGGATACCCACAAGCTAGGATCATAACTAGACTGACGCCATTCGCGCTTCGTCAAATCAAACTCAAAATTCCCATCGCCCACTTTGTTGCCCTGCTTATCGTAAATAATATAGTGTGCCATGTACTGATTATACACCTAACCGATCTGCAAACCGGTAGACGAACAAACCACTTGACACAGACAATAAGGGGGGACTATAATTATATTCATGGATGAAAACACCGAACCACGAACCCCAGGACGCCCGCCGCTTTTCGATAGCGGGAAGATGAAGAAGTACAAAGTCGCGCTTGACCGCGAAACAGTTCGTAAGGCCCGCGCGCTATCGGCGGCAAACGAAATCAGCGACGGGATACGCAGGGCCGTTGCCGTAGCGTATGACCTAACCGGCCCCGCGCCGGATCAGACACAGGAGTGATGACATGAGTCAGGCATTAGAAACTATCAAAAACAAAAATTACACCGCACGAAGCAGCGCCGAAGAATGCATCCTTCTAATCTGGGAGTCGGCAGACCAAAACCATAGCGACAAGCTGGCATCCAAAGCCGCCGACGAACTCGCCGCCCTCCGCGCCAGCGTTTCGGCGTTAGGCGAACTTTTGGAAGCGGTCACTGCCCAATCGGCACCAGACTCATTGCAGCCAATCATGTGGAGCGGAAGCCCTTATCAAAATCACCGCATGTTTGCGGCCATTGCCGACGCCCGAACCGTCATCGCCGCGACTGAAAAATAACAACGTCATCGCTGGCCGTCGCGGATGTCCGGGGGCACATCGTAGGGAGAGCGCGGATCAATACAGCGAAGCGATACCGTACCGGCCCGGTTGACCGGTTACTTACTCGAAAGGATTGCAAGTACTGAAAAATGAAAATGATAATTAGCTGGCTTCTCTGGTTGGAGTACAAGAAAGCGCGAAACAACGCATGGAAAATGGATTGCAGCGCACAATCATTTGAAGACTGGATCGCAAGATATGTTGATTTTTTCCAAAATCTAGAAGGACATCACAACTTGACCAAGTTGCAAGTTATTCAGATCGTCATAAAATACAGCGTTCCTAAAAAGTGGGAAAGCATGGCGGTAGAAAGCGAAGCTTTTGAAAAGGCATTGACGAACAAAAACAGGAAATAAGCGAAGCGAAAGCCGGGGTCGTAACTGGCCCCAGCACAATCACAACAGGAGATTGGAAAATGAAAGAAAACATAAACCTATACAATTTCTGGAGAGACGCCGAGTGGGATGGGCAAAAACTCATAAAGGACGGAAAAGGATTTGATGAGTTTTACGAGTTCATGCTTACAAAGAAAAGGGAATTGCTAAGACATGCGAGCGATCAGGAAGACAATAAGATTTTCATAAAACACAGAAAAAAAGACATAGACGACTTGGAAAACGATGAAAGCGACTTCAAGAGGTCTATGCAAGCTTTTTTTGTTTTTTGGCAAAGAGAAGCC